GCGAGGTCGAGGGTCATCATACCTTTACCGCTGTCACCAGCAGCAGCGAACACAACAGGCACTCCTAGTGGTATTGTATCGCCAATAAGAAACTTTTGTTCTGGTGGAGAGCCAACGAAGTATTGGTTAATTAGCAGGCTATCATCCAACAGGGAGATTGGCTTTTTAACTTTACTTTCGTGAGACTTGATAAACGTCTCTACGTTAAAATCTTGCTCAATAGCATCCGCAGCATCCCACTTTTCTTCCTTAGACGCTGGGATTTGCAGCATTAAAATAGACTTCGCGCCTGCCTCTTTCGCCTGTAATTGAACGATGTTTGCGAGCTTTTTTCCAGCCGCATCATTATCAGGCCATAGGATTACATGCTTGTTTCTCAATGGGGCGAAGTCGAACTTTGAGGCTGTGTTCTCAGATAGCATACCAGAGCCGCCGATAGTGCAAGTTGCAGCGTAACCTAGCTGGCTAAGAGCATCTGCGCATTTCTCACCTTCGACCCAGATTACTGTGTCAGATTCAAAAATGTTCGGGATATTATAAAGAGGCCGAGGTTCAGGGACTCCTTGCCGACCATCCATAAACTGACGAAACTGTTTCTTTGGCTTACCCGTGCTATCTAAGATCAGTTCGCCATTCTCACATTTATCAAAATATTTTCTAACAGTTACAATGACTTCGCCATGTTTATCTGTATAAACATATTCATCTTCGAAAGGCGTTCCCGGCCCAATGGTAGACTTCACGGTCTTTTGTTCGGGTTGTTGGAAGCCATTAGTAGCTGTGGTGTTTGTGACCTGAAAGTTTTGAGGATTGTTCGGCTTAATAATGTTTTCGGGCGCAGGCATAAAGTTCTGCGGCAGATAACTTTTAAAATATTCCTCTGTTTCTCCAAGTGACCAACCCCGTCCTTCCTTCATAACTTTAGTAATGCCACCAACTCCATCGCCTGACTCAAAATCTTTGCCAGTTAAAAACCACGGACTACTTGTATCAATGTTAATATGCAGAGATTGACCTTTTTCGCCTCGCAACGATCCGAGCAAAAATTCTTTGCCTCGTTTTATGCCATCTGGGTAGGTTTCAAACAAAGCGCGTAATTGCACATCCCTTGGAACTTCCCTTGAAATCTTATCTGCTAACTCCTTTGGCGACTTGCCAAACCTTTTAATGTTCATTATCTTGCCCCTATACCCACAATACTCACTAGATGTGGGGTCGCATATCCACATGCGGCCCCATATCGCTCTACTCTTTCCAGCATGTTTCTCTAAACTCGCACCACTTGCAGAGAAAGAAATCTTTGCTTTGAGCAATACGAGGTAGAATGTCACCAGCTTTTGCAGCCGTCAAGATATCTACTGCACGATCACTTGCTTCTTGGGCAAGTTTGGCATTGTAAGGCACTAGCTCGTAATAAATCTCTGACGTATTTTTATTTACAACAGTAAACAAAGCTGGATTTTCTGATAAGTCCATATACGTTTGATACAAAGCGATTTGCGTGGCGTAAGTTGGATTTGCCTTTGCCACGCCGTGGCGAACAAAGCCTTTAAACTTACTGTCGTTAGCTGACTTGCACTCCCACAGACTAGGATAATCCATAACAACAGGCCCGTCACAAACAACACCATCAATGTGTCCTTTGATTTCGCCGTCAGCTATTGAGAAGCCAAACTGCTTGCCGTTTTTATCTTCTGTGCGCAGATCAAATCCTGCATCTCTGAGCCACTTTGCGGCATAGTCTTCGATCTCATGACCGAACTGAAAGATGCGCAATGTGCGTGCCGTAAAGGCTTTGTCTGGGTCAATAGAATAGTTGAGATAACGATACTGTATTTTGCGAGAACATTCATCGCCAATGCTTGAGGCACCAATGTATGCGCGTCTTTCACGCTTCTCTTCCCCCGCAACTATTGCCTTATCTACTGCTTCCCTTATGTGATCCGCTATTGGATCAGTTTTAGAACGGGATTGAAGTAGAGGGCCAAGTGCCTGTTGACTTAAAGTAAGTGTCTTCGAGGGTTCCAATGTTTATCTCCGCTGTTAGCTGTTTCGCTTCTTGTAATCCAAAGATCAGTGTGTGGACTTGATCTTCTGTTAAGTCAGAAAACCTAGTACCCCATCCAAACTTGCCTAATATGTGTGCCAGTTCATCAATTGGCTTTGGTTGTATGTCACTCAATGCCTTGTCTCCTCTCGTATTCCGAACAATTCTATGACTTCGCTAATGTCATCCGGGTCTGCATCTTTATTTCGAAATCCAATATTTAAAACTTCAGAACCTTCGATCATGACCGATGCGGTTCCGAACAAAACTTCTTTCTCTGCATCTTCAATGTGGTCTTCGATTACTTCGTTTGCTGTCTTCTGCACCTCAACCATGTTGGATGGGTCTTTGACCCAACAGACCATTTTATATTCCGAGGTTTCGACAGTGAGTTCGTCCTTTTCGGCAAACATAAGATAAATTTCAAATCGCGGCATCATTGTTCCTTATCCGCAAATTCTGCCCCTAAACTGGAGTACGCGGCTTTATCAACCCATGAATCTTCATGGTTTATGGTGTTTAGGATACGCGAAGTTTTCAACCAGTCCATCATTAATGTCACATGAACAGCCTTGATCTCCCCATGCGTTAGAAGTGCGCTGCGCAATATAATGTTCCAGCCTTCTGCAATTCTACAATGATTTTCGTAGGCATCGCCATAATCTTTGGCACGCTGTCCGTTCACAAGTTGTTCGGCTTGTTGTAGGATTTCATCGCGTTGCATAATCTTCTCCTGTAATTTTCTTCCAATTGTTTTCAATTAAACGGTCAATTTCATTACGATTAAAATAATACCCCAGCATACATGCGGCTTTGTATTTGGTAAACGACAAGTCCATTTCGCTTACTTGCACGCCATTGCTACGCAAAAGCTCTTTCTGCTTGGGGGTCGCAATATCATTAAGCCAACGCTTTGTTTTGTTTGCTGCGCTACCGTCTTCGACCTCACGCAAGAAATCGTCAGCCGCAGCCATCGCCTGAACCTTTTCGCCAATCGCAACAACCTTTGCAGGCTTCTTGTTGGGCTTCGCAATGGCAATCCAATGATCCTTAATGTTGCCTACCATAGCGTAGCCTTGAAAGCCTGTAGCCATGATCACAGTGCCTTTGCCATATGGGTCCATCCACAAGAAAGGAGAGATTTGCATTAGGTCATATTCAGTCATGACAAACGAATCTAATTCGCTCTTCTCTGGCGACTGGAAGACATGCCCACAGATAGGACATTCATTGACCCTTGCATGAACTTCAGACTCACATTCTGGACAAATCTTTGTTGGGGCTTCACCCTCCTCCAACTTTTCTCGACCATCCAAGTTTGCTGCGTCATCAATACTGCCATGCGTAATAACGCTGGTTCCGAAGTCCATGACGATGCAATCAGTCTTTAGGATGTCGGAATAAATCTCTGGGTCAATGATTCGTAAACCACGACCAATCATCTGAACCATTGTGCTTTTCTGGGAGCAAGGTCTGGTTAAAATCACACACGCTACTGGAGGAGCGTCAAATCCTTCTGTAAGCACCGCTACGTTCACAACAACCTGCAAGTCACCAAACTCCAGATCATGCAGCATTTGTGCTCTTAAAGCCTTGTCAGTCTCTCCTGTAACGAAATCAGCGTCTACGCCATCAGCAATGAAAGCATTGCAGAGATGTTCGGCATGTTTGACTGTTGAGCAGAATACTACTGTTTTACGATCACCAGCCTTCTCGCGCCATTCCCGAACAATTCTATCGTTAATGACTTGTCGATCCATAATGGCGGCGACTTCTTCCATGTCGTATTCTTTGCCGCGTTTGGTTACATTCTCCAGTTGGCTGTTGACGCCAAGGTCAATAACAAATGTTTTTGGTCGAACGAGGAAGCCTTCGTTAATCAGGCTTGAGATTTCAATCTGGTGAGAGCAGTTGTTAAATACTCCGCGCAATCCTTTGCCATCGCCACGGTTAGGCGTAGCGGTAAAGCCTACGATTTCTGCGTGCTCATTGTCTTCCAGTACAGCGTCGATCACCCTTCGGTATGTGGGAGCCGCTGCATGGTGGCCTTCATCAATCACCACCATGTCAAACTTAGGACGATCACGAAGGTTACGTTCGCGGGAAATTGTTTGCACCATTGAGAAGACGGCTTCGCCATCCCAATGCTTTACTGTGCCATTGACGATGCTTGTGGTTAAAAGAGGATTAACCTTCTCAAACTTCTGCTTGTTTTGATTTACAAGCTCATCACGGTGTTGCACAATCAAAACCTTCTTACCCTCTTTGTGGCGCTTGCCTACGAGCGCGGAGAGCATGATTGTTTTGCCTGCCCCTGTAGGAGCTACAACGAGTGTGTTCTTATGCTTATCTAACGCTTTACACGCGTCAGAAACAGCTACCTTTTGGTAAGGACGTAATATCATAATAAACCTATTTGCTAGAATAGTTGGGGGGTTAGCGGCCACGGCCCCCCTATCCGTGTTCTAGCAGGCGCGGAATGGCCCTGCCGCTAGATTA